ATCCGCACCACGACCTGTTATGGCACCGCCGACACCTGAGGCAAAATACTCGCCACCTTGAGCTGTTTCCCAGCGACCTGCTGCTTGTGAATCTTCTCTGAGTCTAGTTTCAAAAACTTCTTTGTATTCTTCGGTATCCATTAATGTTTTTGCTTTTCTACCGAATCGTATGGCAAGTTCACCGGTGTGGGTGGTTTGGATAATTTTTAGTTTTGGATTTCTCCCGATCATCCAAGCAGGCAGCAGGGAGCTGGCGAACTCGGACTTCGTATGCCTTGGTGGCATGTTCACAATAATTCTTTTTGCTTTACTGTTTGCTATATCGTTAAATTTTTTTGCAATAATTTTATGATGGGGCCCCTCTATGAATTCAGGCCACATGTGTTTCACAAAATGTAAAAAATCTTCTCTAATAAGGGCTTGTTTTTTCTTCTCCCCCAGTTTGAGGTACATCTTATAGAAGTCTTTTCTTACATCAGGGGGTAATTTTTTTATTTTTTCCAGGTCTACTTGCATAAAAGGTACCATAATGATTTTAGCGGCAATGACAATGGAAATCAAGCAATTAAACCCCAAGTTGTGGGACCCCTTTTTAATTAAGACGTATCGTGCATGTGTTCGTGTTGATTTTTGAGATCGACTTGGTACCTCTATTGAATGTGTGGAGTGTGGGCTGCGAAGCCGAGCGAAGCGAGGCGGGCGCGAAATTTTTGCGCTCCCCCAACGGGCGCGCCGTAGGCGCGACCGTTGTTATGTTTAACTAATCTAGTAAGATCATGTATGCTTTGGGGTTAAGTCTACTAAACTTATCTAATCCCTTTTGCATGATGTCGTATTTTTCCTCTAACTCAGCTAACTTAATAGAAAGATATAATTTATTCTCTTCTTCAGTTATCATTGTTGATTGACCTGAGTATGGGTTTGTTACTTCTATTTTATTTGTCATATAGTTATCCTACATTATCCTTGATTCAATGTAAAGCTTTCATCATTGTACTGCTCAGCTGTTATAGGTCTAACTTCGTTAGTTAGTTTATTAACAAAGCGCCAATTACTATCAGTTCTTGTTTGCCAATCATAATCATGATCCTTGTGCCATGCATTATCGGCTGTTAGTTTTTTAGGCTCAGTTATTCTACCGAAGTGATTAACAGCCTGGTCGCCAAATTTTTGAAACCAATCATTTTGGCATCTCATACAACACGCATTGCCACCTAAATAATAAAACGATGATCTTCTTCTAGTCTGATAAGTCTTAGCACCCTTAGGACCGCGTAAGCGGTCCTTAGTTTCATATGTATGACAATTAGGTCCTTGGCAATATTTCATATTTCTTTCCATTCCATTTCTTCTTTATCTTTTTTCTTGGTTTAAGTGTTATCTTATGTCCATATAGTTTGGGCTGACCTTTCATTGTGATCTGTCCTAACAAATGAGCGAAAGCCCTTACACCATCTTTATTTGGTAAGAACAATTTCATTTTTACCAAAGAGTTAAACAGTTCATTTATTTCTTTTGTTATCATTTTTCTCCTTTTTTAGTTCTGCGATTTCTTTCGCAAGTATATTAATGTTATTTGCATTCGTGTTTACTTTTTCAACAAGTTGTTTAATTAAATCCAACAACTTATATGTGTTTGTTTTATTCATTTTCTTACCTCACTTATTTCCCATGATTTAGATGCACATCTAATTCCATTTGCATCAACATCAAAGTATCTGAAATATGGAAAACCATGTACTTTATGATTTCCGAATTCACATTCTTTTGTGAACTTTGCCCGTCTTATTATTGTCTTGCTGTGTTTGTCGGCATAGTATTTAATTGTAAAATACATACCAATATCGAATTGTTGTTCTTGCATTGTGTTATTCCTTTCATTGTTAAACATGGGATATTATACCAATATCCCATGTTCATGTCAATCCCTTATTTTTGGGCTTGTTGTTGCTCGTACTTTATTCTTGCCGCTATTTTATCCTTTCTTGTTTGATTTTTATTCTTCATTGACTTCAACATCTCAGCCGCATTTTTAGGATTGTATAAAGCTAAACCAGTAGAGTTAGTTCTAATGATTTCTGCCTCATCTAAAGCTAGTCCACTTTCTTTTGAGAACTCTAACGCTTCATCTAAATATCTCCAGGATTTTAAACAAGGCTTAATAACTTTATTCATTTGATCTAAGACAGATTTAATCCATTTATAATGTGCCATTATTAATTGACCTTTGGCTTGTTGCCAGATTACAAAAGTTTGAAACTCATCTTTTGAAACTGGTATTTGTCTATCTCTACAATACTCGCGACCAATTAAATCCAACTCATAGTCCGAGTTCCAATCTCTTGCGTGAGATATTTCATTTCCTTTGCCACCACTAAATCCTAATGCTTTTTCATTTGCGTCATTAAATTTAGTTTGGTGTGGATTTGAGGGTTTGCCATCCATTTCAATATTAATATCTGGATTGCAATTTTCTTTTGCTTTTAACTCATCTCTAAAATAAGCATAAGCAAAGTCACGTGATTGTGGACTATAACTATCCATATCATCTTGACGATCAACCCCATCAACATCTCCATTTAAACGAAAGTCAAAGTGTTGAGTTTCGTATTTATCATCTTCATCTGTTGCGTCATCTTTTTTCATATAACCAAAATGAAAACAACTATCTTTCGCAATAGTATTGACGTTAGGATATTTATTTTGAAGATAATGTGCAAGTTCAACATCTTTTTTAGGATATTGCCTGGTCACACATTGTTGTGCAAGTTCCCAAGTTTTATTTTGCTTGTCCAAAAAACTCTCTCTTAATTGAAAGAATTTTTCTTTTTCTTGCGTGTCCTCTTGTTCCAAGTGTACTCGCATACGATTTGCGATTTTATTACGATACTCTTGATTTAATCTTAAACGCATTTTGATACCTTTCTGTTAGTGTTTAATTAAATGAAATTTATCACTTGACATAACTATTGTCAAGTATTATATAGGAGAGAATATGAATAAAAATAAACATTGGGTTCAATGCACATTATGTCATTGCATACCTAAACCAGATGAATGGTCAGCACAAGTAAATGGAGTTTGCTTTGATTGTGGATAGTATTTGGTTATACGGATTTTTAGGTGTAGCAGCATTTATTATTATATATCTTGCTGACTTTTAAACTTGAGCCCTGATCCAACAACCCTTGATATCGGGGGGATGATGCACCCTAGAGGTATAAACGCAGTCTGTTGGATCTGGGGTCAAGTGGGCATCTGACTAATGTTAAATGAGGTCCGAATGATGCAAACAACTATGGGTTGTTTTCCAGTTGTTGTTAATTCGGTCTCACTTGGCCAAACTTGAGCCCTGATCCCTTTAGGTTTGGTAACCTATTAACGCTGTCTCTGAGATAGTGTGGGGGATCTGGGGTCAAGTAAATGTCGCGCGATAAGGTAAAACACATTGCTTGGCCACTTTAGAATAATTCTAAAATAGGAGAAATAAATTATGTTCACAATTAAAAAGTTAGTTAAATACCTGATGACAATAGAGGACCAGGATCTACCGGTAAAGATTTGTATTGATGATATAAAATACAATAAAATAAAACCTGAAGTTAACCGAACCGGTTTCGGTGGTTGGGATCAGGGAGAAATTAGACTTGTTGGTAAGCCCGATGATTGGAAATCTAAAAAAGAAATAGAATGGGAGAAGAGATAAAAGCTTCAAGCAGCAAGCTTCAAGCTTGACAGTGGATCAGGGATAGTGTAGGATAAATATAGAAAGGATATATTATGGATACAAAACAATTAAAAAGAATAGCGGATGCAATAGAAGAGATCTTGCGCCTGGTGAAGCAGGATATGAAACCTAAAAAGAAATGAAACTATTCAAAATAGAAGTAAGTCACGCAACACCGCAGCAGCTGGCCACGATTGCTTTAGAATTAAAGATCATGGCCAACGGCTGGACGAGACATGGTCCCCGGATCAAGATTAACGGACAAAAGCTTCAAGCAGCAAGCCTAAGAATTCCCGGATCAGCAAAAAGCTACAAGCCCCAAGCTCCAAGCTTGACTAAATAATAATATAGGATATAATAGGATTATGAAAAGAAAGATAAGAAGCAACCACAACAATCTATTCAACTTTTTCATCTATGATGAGAAGGATCTAAGCTCTGCTTATGTTGACAAGTGCGAACGGTTTATTGATAGCCTTGGACCAGATCGCAAGCTTTCCGATTGTTTTAAAATGAAAAAACCAAAAAAATTTAGATGAAAATAAAAGAAGCAAAAGAAATAACCGGCGGCCTGACGTATACCTCCAAGATGCCCGGCCCGAGCTACAATACACCTGCCAGCCGCTGCATCACCGGCGCCAAGCTCCGCAATGTTAAAAATTCTGTATGTTCCAGCTGCTATGCCCTGAAGGGTAACTACAAAAGATTTCCAAAAGTTGAAGAGGCCCTGGAGAAAAGATTCAAGAGCCTCAAGCGACAAGCATGGGTCCCGGCCATGGCTGCCCTGATCAAGAAGCACAAATATTTTAGATGGCATGACGCCGGCGACATACAGTCGATGGCCCATCTGGAGAATATATTCGAGGTTTGCAGGTTAACACCGGATACCCGTCACTGGATGCCAACAAGAGAAGCAAAATTTTTGAACCTGATGGATCCTGACATAGTTCCAACAAATTTAATTATTAGAATGTCTTCACACATGATTGATCAACCTCCGGTGAAGTTCTGGCCCTGGACGTCGACTGTAACCTCAGGCCATGACGCCAGCTGTCCGGCCCCTAAGCAGGGCAACAAGTGCGGAGATTGCCGCGCATGCTGGAACAGGTCAGTCCCGACCGTGAGTTATGGTAAACATTAAACATGGCGGCGCGCGTATATGCCCCGAAATTATAAATCAACTACATGATGAATACCTGGAGACTTATCCCTGCTTCGTGGACCGAAGCTGCAAGCCGGAGGATCTCCATGCAGAGAACACGAACCGGTTCGTAAAAGCGGCAAGCCTCAAGCACCAAGCTTCGAGAGCTCCAAGCAACAAGCGTCAAGCCCGGAGACGCAAGCTTCAAGCTTCAAGCCGCAAGCGACAAGCTCTGTGATCCGTGAACCACGGTACATCTGAACAAGTTTCAAGGACCCAGGACCAAGGGCCTGGGCTATGATGTAGGTGTTGTGTGGATGTGCAATATGAAACGCAATTTGGTGTGGTGAAAATTTAAGTTTGTTTCCCTTTGTAACTTTTAGTTCAACAGTAAAAAACCGACCAGAAGTATTATAACCCAATAGATCAGGAGTACCAAGTCCACTAAGGTTTTCAAGCCTTGTCCATAAAATGTTGGATGATTTTTTACGAAGTTTTTGATATAATTTTGCCTCTGGACCCATGTCTTTATCGAGGTAACGACCTCGTGCATTAGTAGTCTTTTTGTAACTTGTCTGGCAGTATAATACTAGATGGTTTTTGAGTTTTTAAAACTAATCGATGTGCAGTATGACCTTTGAAACCTGGAATGGGAGCTTCATTCTCATGCACTTCCATTCTTCTTACATCATACAAAGTTCCATTAACTTCACAGAGAAGTACAGCGTTCTTTACAGCGTCCGACCCTTCAGTAAATGAAGAAAGAAATTGTTGTAAGTCTTGTACTCTCATTAATCTTTATTTTTCCGCTTAAGTAAATCTTCTATTTGATGTGACAACTTTGTGTTGTCAGCGTGAACCTCTATATTATCTTGTTCTAAAGTTGTCAAGGCTGTCTGCAAATCTCCGTTAATTTTTTTGTGAGTTTCATTCATTTCCCGAAGCTCTTTCATCTCAGGAGAATTTATGCCAATGGCTTTGACAAGAGAAGTTTCTCCTTCAGCGTCAGTTAATTTCTTTTTTAGCTCAACATTACTTCTAGTAATGTCTACTAGTTTTGCAGAGAGTTCACTAATAATTTTTTGATTACCCTCTAACTGATTCTTGTCTCTTATCCATTGAGATTCTCTTTTCTTAAAATCCCAAATCTCTTTCTGATGGTTTTCAATCAGAAGCGTTAAATCTAAATCTCCTCGGTTATCTTTCATATTGACTTTATAGGATAGTTACCTTAAATTGTCAAGTATGGGAGTTCACAAAAGATTAACAGAAATGCAAAAAAGATTTGCCGAATTTATCGTATTTGGTGGACCTGAAGGTCCAGTCTCACAGATGGAAGCAGCAAAGCTGGCTGGCTATAGTCATAACAGAGCCAGACAAGAGGGATCAGAGCTTATGAATCCAAGACTATCACCCCTAGTGGCAAAGTTTGTAGGTGAGCTAAAGGAAGAAAGACTTAAGAAGTTTGAAGTTAGCTATGAAAAACATGTGGCTGAACTAGACAGAATTAAACAGGCTGCTTTAAAAAAGGGAAGTTTTTCCTCAGCAGTAAACGCTGAAGTTTCCCGAGGTAAAGCAGCAGGGCTATACATAGACAGAAAAATAATAAAACATGGAAAACTAGAAGAATTAACAGAGGAGCAACTAGAAGCCAAAATGAAACAAATTTTACACGACTACGAACCTCTTCTATCTCCAAAGATTGTCGAAGGTCAGATTGAGGAAAAGTCAGTTAAATCTTCACCATCTTCTTTACCCAAGGCAAAGGAATCATCGTCCGATCCCCAAAAGTAAGACTACCATCGTCATCCTTATCATAAGAGGCAAATAATTTAATTGAGTTTCTATCTTTAGAATATAACCAACCCTCATTTACCGGAGTAGCCAACTTCATTTTATTGAACTCTTTCTCATCAGCCCAACCAGAGTCACTAATACAATCAATCCACTCAACTCTGTACTTTTGAAATGGAATTTCGGATGAATTACGTGCAGCGTTTAATTTTCTCTTTTTGGGCATAATTAGTTTATATTTTAAAATTCTGTATATGTATGTAAAAAAAATCAAAAAAACCAAAAGCACGAAAAGTTTACGGGCTGGATAGAGCTATTTGTATACTTATGTCGCACTTAACTTAAAAGTGACATTATAATCTGTCACATGACACTTTTTATTTCCACCAAATGGCAGACATTATTGTTGTATACCAACACTTCTAAGCCATTTGTACAAAAAGACACTTTTTTTACAGTAGTTTTTTTTTAAAATTTTATTTTTTTTTAGCTGCATATACAGATTCTGTCGTTTGCCTTAGTTTGAACACAATTCAAACACATTTAGGACACTTTATCCTTCGAAAATTCTTCGAGTAGTACAGCCGTATCAACCTGTGCTTGTTCTTTCTCATCACGAATTAGTTCATTATACTGATCCAGCCGCTTCAGGAATAGGTGCTTGTAAGACCGTAAGCCCTGGTCCGTGATCCGAAATTCCTGATAATACAAATCCGGTGTACAGACCATGATAACACCCTGACGAATCGTGCTACCGTAACACGCATCGTGGGCCATGGCATAAGCTGCAATTTGCAGATAATAATCCTCAATCCATTCTTCTCTCTTGGGTCGATTGGCTTGCTTAAAGTCTACAATAGTTTCCATGTCATTGTGCAGACATACGAGATCAGTACTCCCAGCATACAACCCAGGATAGTGTAACATAACTTCTGAACCATAGATTTCCGAAACAGGTGCAAGACCCACTTCAATAATTTTTTCGGCCATGGGCTTCGCCTCGCATCCGATTGGCGTAAGATCATCGTAGCCAAGGTCTGTAATATGAGACTCCAGGAATTTGTGCATGCTAGTCCCTCGCTGAGAAGATATATTCTTGATTGATTCTGCTTTTTCATGTCCAACTTTATTTTTCCAAGCCGTTAGATACTCCTGATTCTTGGTCTTTGCAAGAATAGTCGTCACCGAAGGAAGTTTAACTCCTGCAAAGTCATAGAACCGTGTTCCACTCTTCGCGTCCGTGACTTGTTTTCCGGAAATATAAGAATACTTTTTACTTTGTTTCATTTAAAATAACCATCCTTTCCATAATATTTATAGGTATGTAATAATTCATTTTTATATAAAAAATAGGTTCCTATTTTTCTAAAATTATTATTCATTGTATTTCTATTTTTTACAGAAAACCATTCTGAAGCTGAAGTATTGTATGTTTTATTATATGTAGAAAAACGTTTAAAAAAATTATGAAGGGTTTTTTCTAAATCAAATCCATTTCTTGGAATATATTCAAAAGTAGCTATGTAGTTTAAACCAAAAGGATTGTCCGTTCTTCCTGTGGATCTAGCTTCTACACCATGACCTGTTTTACCTATTTTATAATGATTAGTTTTATATGGACGTGTCTCTTCGGCAAGATATACTATTGTAGAGTTGTTATTATATCCCAACATATTAAAAACTTCCTTAAATTTATTTATTGTTACTACAACTCTTTTGAAATTTCCTTTTTTATGATCCTCACTTAATTTTTCGCGCGCTGATTTTAATAAATAATAAAATTCTGTTAAAATTCTA